CGATGATATCGTGTCCGACGCACTACTAAGGTCGAGCGTTGCTAAAGCGCCCGTTAAGGAACCCTCGCGTGCCAACCGCTGGTTAAGCGATTGATCGCTAATGTCCACACCCTCTTTGCCTAGCTGCCTGGCCATATATGTGCCGATCCCCAACTGAACAACTTGGTTCAATGCGGGCTCAACACTAATGGTTCTATCAGTTTTGGCAGATTTCGGGACGAAGTCGACCCTGCCGCGATGTATTGCGACAGGAACGGACACCGTGGACTGATCGGTTGAAGTCCCAGACCAGTTCGGCATCTCGGCCAGCAACTCCGGGAGGAGTCGCGTAGCCTCTTCGCTACATGCGTACATCTGAGCAAGCTTACGCCTGACTGATGCATCTTTCTTTTTGACCTGTGTGGTCGCCCCAGGGCCAAAGCGCAGTTTAAGGTCGGAAAGACTCGGTAAATCTCCAAGGATAGTACTAATTTTCCGCTGAGCCCGATAAAGGACGGACTCAACGTCTAGGGGAAAGTAAAATCCCCCTAAAAAGTACTTCCTGAAAATCTCGTTCGTCTGCCGACACAGCGCTTCGGCTTCCACGGCCTTCTCCCACGCCACTGCCCGTGTATCGATGCCTATGTCAAGATCGGCCCTCTTCGAAAAGAAGGCCAGCACCTGGCGCAGGTGTCGCACTGTACGGACGGATGTCGCGGTGTAGCTAAGGTCGTAGTGGCACAGTCCCTCTATGTCTCGAGCTTCAACAAGCCTCTTGACTTCGAGGAGCTGAATTTCTTCAGCAAACTGCTTCTCCTCAGTTTCGCACTGAGCAAGATGCCACCTAGAAAGGAGAAAGAGAACCTCGTTCGAGAACTCACTCGACGATTCCTGATCCCAGCGAGTAAATCGCATAATTCCCTCATTTATCTGAAAGGAAGGTGAACCCAAGGTATTTCTACCCGGGGCGCTTGGAACGTCTAGTCAGCTTAGGTCGGGTTGACCAACTGATCGATGAGTTCGGGAACTGGCCCAGTCGTTGTCGCAGCCCTCGTAGCGGTATTACCGTCGAAGATGTTGACAGCGGTCTGGCGCCCCAGACGTCTACCCGTCACCGTTGACCGCTTACTGTGAAACGACGTAAGAACGTACGTATCTTCGTAAGCAACCTTCGGCGCTGCGGTATAGCCAGCGGCGTTTTGGTTCGAGACCGTCTCCATGGTGGGGATGACCACGCGCGTCTCAGTGCGATACGTTCCAGCCTTGCTCTGGGACAACTTAGTCGTCACCCGAACTTGACCTTCTGTAGGGACTGAGGCCAGTGCCTCTCGCCAAAGAGCTGTCGATTGGTTGTCGTCTCCGACAACCTTGATAGCTCCGAGCGAGTGCGACACCGGCGTCGTTGCGCCATCAAAGGCGATTAACGTAGCGATAGCTGACATGCAGCATTTCTCCAAAGGGGAAAGTTGTTGAAAATCGCACTCCAGTCATACGAGGGCCTGTTCTTCAGATATGCCGTGAGGCACTCTTCGGTCCGGACCCGTGCGTTGCTACTAGTAATGCAACCGCGTTGGCACAGTGTTTCCACGAGGCGATCTTATCCAAAGTTTTAAATTTTGGAGTAGGAACCTGAAGGGAGGACGATACCGCTCTCTGGACGTCGATACTGAAGTAACTGCCCCGGGGAGGGACAGTGTACTGAGTACCGGCGTAACCGTTGAATGGCACCGTCTG